GTTAGCCCTATAAGCGCCCTGGGTAGAGCGCTTATAAGATAACACTTAGGCCGCAGCTGCTGCGCTGTCGCCTGCGCTTGTATCAGGTAATAGCTTTAATAACTCATTATCCATTGTCGCGCCAGCTTGGTTTGTTGCCTCGGATCGGATCGGCATGATCACGCCCGCAAAATTATCCACGCCAGCTAAAGTGACCAAAGCGCCGCTTGTGCCATTTTGGTATAAATTGACGGTATTAGTTTTACTTCCGCCCAGAGCGTGTTGGACTTTTAAAAATTGGACCAGGTATTCGTAATTAAAGCTGGCCGCCTCGCCGCTTGTTTTAAAATTGCATACCCGCCGATAATCAGGAAAACTACCCTCAATTTGCTGGAATACTATTTGAGTCCCGCCAGGTATAACGATAGTCCAGCTCGCATGATTAATAGGGCATTTTGTGATTGTTAGCTCAGGATCATAGGCCTTGCTAGGTGACTTAGGTAGATTCTCGATTACATCTCTAGGGATGATCAAAGCGCTTGCGCCCTGGTTATCTTCGCTAGGATGATTTAATAAGCCCATTTTATGACCGCACGTTGCGACCAGGCGGGTAGTGGTTTGATTAAACTCTACGAATACGCCGCAGAGATAAAACCTAATATCCTGCTTTGCTGCTAGGTTTAACATGGCCTTAAGCTGCGATTGTTTAATTGAGAATTGCATTTTTAGTTTCCTTTAGGTTAGATTAGTTTGATCGTTAAAATAACAATCCAATAAGCGCCAGGGCGGCGCTTATTAGCTTATTACTTAGAAATTCCAGCAAGTCGCGCCTAATTGATTGGCAATTTGACGCGCCTCGCGCTTGCCTGTTACTCTTATTTGTTTATCTAAGCTGCTATGACTTGGGGATCCTAGACTAATTAATAAATAATATCCTCTTACTTTAGATCCATAATAATGTGCGAATTTTAGCATTTTGTTTTCCTTTACTTGTTTGTTTGTTGTGTACTGCCCGTTTAGTTTATCGCATAATTTTAACTATTGCAACGGATTTCGTTACAAATACAACAAAATAGTTAAAAATTGTCAAAATATTGTCTCTAATTGTCAAATGACAATTGTGAAATGACAATTGATAGCGCCAATTGGCATAATGCGCGGGAAGATTTATAGGTCAAATTGTCATTTTATTAGATATATTTAAGTAGATTAAATTTAATAAATATAGGCTACTAATGTAGCGACCAAAACAGATATGACAATATGGCAATTTGACCTATAATTCCGGCCGCCCTATGCCGGCGCCAAAAATCCCTAAACTAGTTTATATGTCATATTGTCTTTTGACAATATGACACATAAGCTAGAGTCTAAGCGCTAATTATTTTTGGGTGACAATTTGACAATGTGACAATGACCGCGCCCTGGTCGCATGATCGCGCGCCGCCCGCTGCGCCCCGCTTTTTTGCTGCCAGCTGCGGCCGCCCGCCCCGCGCCCGCCAATTTCCCGCCCCGCCCGCGCAGCTGCCAGCTGGCAAATTTTAACGGGGGGGGTAGGGCCGACGGGCGACAGGTCCCGTTAGTGGAGCGTTTGCGCAAACTTTTTATTTTTTTATAAAAACATCGAACCCCTCGCTAAAACTTTGATACACTATGCAAATGTTTGATAACTTTCATTCCTATGTGTATGAGCCACGCAAGCTAGAAGCTACCGAGGCTAGATTGCAACGCATCTACGACGCTGCCAAGTTAGGACTCAAAGGCGACACGTTAGCACTCGCAGCTGGGATGCGCCCTACCGAATACCGACAGCTCACGCAAATAGATCCTATTGCCGAGTACGCTGAACAAAAAGGCAAAGCCGATGGCGAGATGGAGTTATCAGCGATACTGCACAAAGCCGCCGCTGATGGCGACGCTAAAGCTGCGCTAGAAATCCTCAAGCACCAGCATGGCTGGGTAGCTAAACAACAACTGTCGATAGATGTTGAGCAACGCATCTCGATTACAGCCGCACTTGAACAAGCGCAACAGCGCGTGATCGAAGGCGTGTTCAAACAAGTGGAAGATCAGTCAACCGACGCCGAAGCGTTCTACGTGAAACCTGAACTGAAACAAAAAGTCGCATAAATGCAATCTACCATCTACTCAGCGCAAGACGAACAAGAGTTAATGTCACGCCTGTGGAGTCCTGCAATCAAGGACAATCCGCTAGCGTTTGTGATGTATTGTTACCCGTGGGCGCAACAGGGTACGCCGCTTGAGAATTTCACAGGGCCTAGAAAATGGCAACGTGAGATCTTACTGGACATAGCCGAACATATTAAACAGAATCAAGGCAAGCTAGACTTCGATGTGCTAAGAGAAGCGGTAGCGTCTGGGCGTGGAATTGGTAAGTCGGCGCTAGTGTCATGGCTAGAACATTGGATGTTATCTACCAGAATAGGCGCAACCGTCATCGTGTCGGCTAACTCGGAATCGCAGCTCAGATCAGTCACCTGGGCGGAAATTACTAAGTGGTTATCCATGTCTATTAACAGTCATTGGTTTGAAGTGAGCGCAACTAGAGTGATGCCAGCCAAATGGTTGACTGAGCTAGTCGAGCGTGATTTGAAAAAAGGCACAAGGTACTGGGGTGTTGAAGGACGGCTATGGTCGGCGGAGAATCCTGATGCTTACGCGGGGGTTCACAACTACGACGGGGTAATGGTTATATTCGATGAAGCGTCGGGTATTGATGATTCTATTTGGGCGGTGACGTCTGGGTTCTTCACAGAGAACACGCCGAACAGGTTTTGGATGGCGTTTAGCAACCCACGACGCAACAGCGGGTATTTTTATGAGGCGTTCCACTCCAAGCGGGAGTTTTGGAAAAACCGCAACATCGACTCACGCCAAGTCGAAGGTACAGACAAGAACGTGTACGAACAGATCATCGCAGAGTACGGCTCGGACTCGGTGCAAGCCCACGTCGAAGTGTACGGTATGTTCCCGAACGCGTCCGATGATCAATTCATTAGCGTCAACACAGTCGAAGAAGCCATGCAAAGGGAAAAGTACAAGGATAATACTGCACCTATTATTATTGGGGTTGACCCTGCACGGTTTGGTTCGGACTCAACCGTCATCGCTGTCAGGCAAGGGCGGGATGTGATAGCCATCAAGCGGCACAAAGGTGACGATACAATGGAAACAGTTGGGCGGGTGATTGAGGCCATCGAGGAATATCAGCCAACGCTAGTCAACATCGACGAAGGTGGGCTAGGAGCTGGTGTAGTGGATAGGCTAAAAGAGCAACGCTATAAGATCAAAGGTGTTAACTTCGGGAACAAAGCAAAGAACAGTATGATGTATGGTAACAAACGGGCGGAGATGTGGGGTGATATGCGAGAATGGCTCAAGTCAGCCAGCGTGCCTACGGATCGGTATTTGAAAAGTGATCTGATCTCGCCCATGATGAAGCCTGATAGCAAGGGGAGCATATTCTTGGAATCAAAGAAAGACATGAGATCAAGAGGGCTGGCGTCACCTGACGCAGCCGACGCTATTGCATTGACTTTTGCGTTTCCTGTTGCACATCGGGAATATAAGGGTATAATCCGAAAGAATACGTACCAGAATCAAGGTGCGGTCTCTAATTCTTGGATGGGAAGTTAGATGGCGACTAAACACGACAAACCAATACCACGCACGACCACGGGTAAGGGTAAGAACTATAACCCAACTGATAAGGGTGCGGGGATGACCGCCAAAGGGCGAGCCGAGTACAATGCAAAAAACAACAGTAATTTGAAAGCACCTGCACCGAATCCGAAAACAAAAGCAGATGCTGGTAGAAAAGCATCGTTTTGTGCCAGAATGTCTGGCGTTGTTAAACACGCTAAAGGCGATGCACCACGCGCTAAAGCGGCCCTTAAAAGTTGGAACTGCTAAAGGAGAAATAAATGGCAACTAAACCTGGACTATATGCTAACATCCATGCTAAACAAGCACGTATTGCGGCAGGATCTAAAGAAAAAATGCGCAAAGTGGGTAGTAAAGGTGCGCCAACTGCCAAAGATTTTAAAGATTCAGCTAAAACTGCAAAGAAAGGCAAATAACCATGCCGTTAAAAAAATCAGCTAGTCCTAAAGCATTTCGAGAAAATGTTAAAGCCGAAATAAAAGCAGGTAAGCCTGTCAAACAAGCGGTGGCAATAGCCTATGCTACCAAACGCAGCGCAGCTAAACCAGCAGGCAAAATGAAAAAATAATGGCATACGACCAGTCAAACATGAACCTTGTCGGTAAAGTAGCCGACATTGGTAGCAACCCAACGACCAATGAAGATCCAAAGGATAAGCTATCTATGATGCGCTCACGCTTTACAACAGCGTTGTCAGCGTATAGCGAATCCCGTGAAGATGAATTAGATGACCTTCGATTTATGGCTGGTTCTCCAGATAATCAATGGCAATGGCCTGCTGACGTATTGGCAACTAGAGGATCTGTTCAAGGGCAGACTATCAACGCTAGACCTTGCCTCACTATTAACAAACTGCCTCAGCACGTCAGACAAGTTACTAACGAACAACGTCAAAATCGACCCTCTGGGAAAGTAATTCCTGCGGATGATAAAGGCGACGTTGAAGTTGCTGAAATCTTTGATGGCATGGTGCGTCATATAGAGTACATCTCTGATGCGGATGTAGCATACGATACGGCTTGCGACAATCAAGTCACTTACGGTGAAGGTTATATCCGTATTTTGACCGAATATTTAAACGATGCAACTTTTGATCAAGACATCCGTATTGGGCGAGTTCGCAATGCTTTTAGCGTTTACATGGATCCAATGATTCAAGACCCATGCGGGTCGGATGCTGAATATTGTTTTATTACAGAAGATATACAAAAAGCTGAGTACGAAAGAGAGTTCCCAGACGCTGCGCCACTCTCATCCATGCTAGCGCAAGGTGTAGGTGATTCCTCACTTAGCCAATGGATAAACGAAAATACAATCCGTATTGCTGAATATTTCTATTACAAACATACACCGACTAAACTGAATCTGTACCCAGGCAACATGAGACATTTTGACGGATCACCTGAAGATAAGCAGATGAAGATGATGGGCTTAAAGCCAATCAAGAGTCGGATGGTCGATGTTAAAAAAGTCATGTGGATGAAAACCAACGGCTTTGAAGTATTAGAAGAAAGAGAATGGGCAGGCAAGTTTATCCCCGTCATTCGGGTAGTTGGTAACGAATTTGAAGTAGATGGTCGCTTGTATGTGTCAGGCTTAGTGCGAAACGCTAAAGATGCCCAACGGATGTATAACTATTGGGTTAGCCAAGAAGCTGAAATGTTGGCCTTGGCACCGAAAGCACCGTTTATTGGTTACGGCGGTCAGTTTGAAGGTTATGAGCAGAATTGGAAAACAGCTAATACAACCAATTGGCCTTATTTAGAAATTAACCCAGATGTAACGGACGGCGCAGGCGCAGTATTACCATTACCGCAACGCGCCCAACCACCAATGGCATCGAGTGGGCTATTGCAAGCAAAAGCTGGCGCATCCGATGACATTAAATCTACCACAGGCCAATACGACTCGAGCTTAGGTGCCACAAGCAACGAACGCTCAGGTCGGGCTATCCTGGCAAGAGAGAAACAAGGCGATACAGGTACTTATCACTACGTTGATAATTTATCCCGTGCTATTCGCCATGTAACTCGACAACTAGTCGATATGATCCCTAAAATCTATGATACCGAGCGTATTGCAAGGATTGTAGGCTTAGATGGCGAAGTCGATATGGTGAAGATTAACCCAATGCAACCTGAAGCCGTCAAGAAAATCGTTGATGAACAAGGTATGGTGATAGAAAAAGTTTATAACCCTAGCGTTGGTACATACGATGTAGTGGTTACTACTGGCCCAAGCTACATGACTAAGCGGCAAGAGTCATTAGATGCAATGAGCCAACTGTTGCAAGGCAATCCGCAACTTTGGTCGGTAGCTGGCGATTTGTTTGTTAAGAATATGGATTGGCCTGGCGCACAAGAAATGGCAAAACGCTTTGCTAAGACAATTGATCCAAAATTAATGCAAGACGACGATAAACCCCCTGAGCTACAGGCGGCTGAACAACAGATTCAAGCAATGGGCCAAGAACTCGACCAATTACAAGGGATGCTACAAAATGTTAATAAATCAATGGAAGCTCAAGATCTCCAACGTAAAGAATTTGAAGCCACTATTAAAGCGTTTGATGCAGAAACTAAGAGACTTACTGCCGTTCAAGCGTCCATGACGCCTGAACAGATCCAAGATATTGTTATGGGTACAATTAGTGGCATGATTACTAGCGGTGATTTGATTAATGAAATGCCTGGGCGAGAAATGCCCGAAATGAATGAGCCAATGCCTGAACAAATGCAAGGGCAAATGCCACCTGAGATGATGCAAGGGCAAATGGCACCCCCACAACAACCAATGGCAATACCACCTGAAGGGATGCAACAATGAAAGGCGCCGATTTTGTAGGTTTATTCTTTCTAGCCCGTGATGTAACGCATAGCGTGCATTTAAACACTAGAAGTTACTCAAAACACAAGGCTTTACAGAAATTTTATGAAAATATCATTGATTTAGCCGATGATTTTGCGGAAACATACCAAGGGCGATATGGTTTATTAGGGCCAATTAGCCTTATGTCCGCCAAAAAAACATCAAATGTGATTGAATTTTTAGAAAATCAACTTGCTGAAATAGAATCTGTGCGTTACGATGTATGCGATAAAGAAGATACACCGTTGCAGAATTTAATTGATGGTATTATCGAGTTATATTTAAGAACGCTGTATAAGCTAAGGTTTTTGGCGTGACACAAGATGAATTAAAAACACTTTTTAAGTATAAGGACGGCAAATTATTTTGGCGTCACAAAACTATGAAAGAAGCGGGGTCATCAAGGGTTATAAAAGACAAAACATATAGACAAATTACCTATCAAAAACACACTTATTTAATTCATAGGTTAATTTATTTATACCATTATGGTTTTTTACCTACTATCGTAGATCACATAGATAGAGATACTATTAACAATAATATTGAAAATTTACGCGCTGCAACATATAGAACAAATAATCAAAACGCTAAAGCTAAAAATACCAATACATCAGGTTGTAAAAATGTAAATTGGAGCAAAAACAAAAATAAATGGCGGGTAACTTTAAATATTAAAGGCAAAAACAATTTTTTCGGTTATTATGACGATATAGAATTAGCAGATTTAGTAGCTATTGAAGCTAGAAATAAATACTACGGCAGCTTTGCTTGCCATGCAATTTAAGGAGAAACACAATGGAGTTACTTAGACCTTTAGCCGATGCCAATTACCCTGCTGCTACTGTTTCCTACACAGGTACGGCAGGCGTTACGTCTACTTGGGGCGCAGGCCCACAAGGTGTGGTTATATGGTCAACTACACCAGCTTACATTTTAGTGGGTGAAGGTGTTACAGCTACTACTTCTAGCACACCAATACCAGCTTACACACCAATTCCGTTTACAGTACCCCCAGGCACAGGCGCTCCGTGGCGTGTAAGTGCAATCCGTGTTACTGATAGCGGCGATGTGTATTGCAAACCAATTAATATTCGATGAGTTGGGGAGTTGCCCTTCGTAATGGAGTAGCTATCGGATTAGGTAGCGTTATTACTTTGTTCTCAGGCACTCGTAATAGTGGGTCATCTGTATCAAACCTTTTAACCGAAGCCAGCGACAATCTTGTACAAGAGGACGGTGGCTTAATTCTTTTGGAGTGACATAAATGGCCGTCAATCTTTCCCCTGTGGGCGGCGCTGCGGCCCAGTTCTTTACCAACAACGGAGTGATTCTGTCTGGCGGCAAGCTGTACACCTACGCCGCAGGCACAACTACTCCCGCAGTTACTTATACAACCTCTAGCGGTTCTACTGCTAGAACTAACCCTATCATTTTGGATTCTGCTGGCCGCGTGCCTAGTGGCGGTGAAATTTGGCTGCCGTTAAGTGCTTCATATAAATTTATTTTAAAAGACAGCAATGAGGTTTTAATTGGAACATACGACAATATTCCAAGTTCACCTAACACAGACGCGTCTTTAGTAAGTTATACACCCGCAGGCGCCGGCGCTGTAACAACCACAGTACAAGCAAAACTACGTCAAACGGTTAGCGTTCAAGATTTTGGTGCTGTAGGTGATGGCACAACTGATGATTACGCTGCATGGTCTTTGGCTGTGACTTATTGCACTGCCAACGATCTTGAATTAACTGCACCTTCAGTTAATGCCTTCTACAATATAGGTACAAATCTTAATATTACTTGCGTGTTTCAAGCTGGACTTTATAGCGTATTTGGCGGCGCAGGCGTTATTACTTTTGCCGCAGGGTCAGTACAATCTGTAAATCCTGAATGGTGGTATGACGGCGGTGTTGATTGGGCACCTGCAATCAATGCAGCTGATGCGTCAATTATAGGCCCGCTTGATGGCAATACATTAACGTCTAAAGCGTTTGTGTCTTTTATGGCGCGAACGTACAGAATCAACTCAACCATTACATATAACGGCTCTCCTTGGCGTGGTTGTGGGCGATTTGCGACTACCCTTGATTACTATGGAAGTTCGTATGCGGTTGATGCATTTATCAATGGTTCTTATGCAAATCGAAAACAATTTAGCATTTCTGGGATGAAAATTTCAGGTGCAAATTCAAGCGCCGGCGCAATTGGTTTACGGCTTGGTTACAACATTAGAAGTGCTAAAGCCTGCGATGAATTGGAAATAAAAAGTTTTCCAAATGAAGGCCTTTTGTTTGAGGGGCCATCTCAACAAATGGCTTTTTACAATTTGTACATTCAAAGATGCGGGACTGTTACTGCCAATAAACCTGGCATTGGCATGACTGCAACTGCTTTACTTGACGCGATTGACTTTTTTAACCCTAATATTGAAGACAACGGAATAGCTGGAAATACAATATTTTCTGGCGTTAATTTTGACGTGCCTGGAAACGCTAGAAATGTTAATTTTTATGGCGGTTCAACTGAAGGAAATTATGGTGCTGGCGAAGTTTATGTAGCTGGAGGGTCAGCATCGTTTTATGGCGTATATTTTGAAACCAGTTCGACAGTAGCTACAGATACGCTGCGTTTACATGCTTGCGTTGGTTTAGTGTCTGGATGCAAATTTTCTGGCGATCCATCATGCGCAATTTTGGCAACTAATGTAGCGCTTGTAACCGCCTCGGGAAATGCTTTTGGGGCTTCAGTTACAACGGATATTCGTGCAGAAACGTATGCTTTTGTAAATGTTCTTGCCGCTGGTAACGCAAGTAAATTTGTCACGCAAGGTTCTGGTCGTATTGTGCGTCTTGGTTCTGCGCCAACTTTGTTTTCTGAAAGCGGTAATACCGCAATACTTGCTCAAAATGCCGCAGAAACAATTATTTCGGTAACGCAAAGCCGCGATACGTTTTTAATATACGCAACCGGTGGCGTTCAATCTTCTGGTGCTAATTGGGTAGGTGCATGGTTTGTGACTACTGGTACAGTGCCACAAGTTTCACCTTTGGGAACATTTACCTTTGTTGATTGTGTGGTAAGTGGAATGGCTGTTCAAATTAAAAACCTTAATGCTACTTCACAAGGAATTTATTGGCAGTACATGAAAATTAACGGTGGTAGCTAATTAAAGGAATAATCATGGCTGATAAAAAAATATCTGCACTAACTGGTGCAACAACCCCTTTAGCAGGGACTGAAGTTTTGCCTATTGTCCAAAGTGGGGCTACAGTTAAAGTTGCCGTAAGTGATTTAACTGCTGGCAGGGCAATAAGTGCAACACAGTTAACATCTACTATTGCAATAGGCACTGCACCTTTGGTTGTCACTTCAACAACGAATGTGGCTAACCTTAACGCAAGCAGTCTTAATGGGGCAACTTTTGCGGCGCCAGGGGCCATTGGTAGTAGTACTGCTTCAACTGGTAGTTTTTCAACGCTTACAACTTCAAGCTCTTTGGGTGTTGCAGTATCTTCACCAAGTTTATTATTCCAAGTTAGTACTCGAGGCGGGATGAGTTCCGATGGTGTTTTCCAGTGGGGCGAGTCTTTAACTGGAAATAATCGCGGATTTTTAACTTGGGATACAAATGTTGGTGTTGTTGGCGCTCCATCTTCGTTGGCTTTTAGCGTAGGTGGCTCAAACAAACAAAATATTAGTTCTGCGGGCATTGTTACCATGAGTGCCTATGGTGCTGGCGCAGCAACATTTAGTGCTGCTGGTGTTATATCTTCTGTATCTGATGAAACTTGGAAAACAAAAGATGGTGTTCCAACTAATACAGATGCAATGTTACAAAAATTAGAGCCAGGATATTGGTTTTATAATGAAGAAAAAGCACCAATTTTTGGACAAGATCGTCAATTAGGTTTTTATGCTCAAAATGTGCATGAAGCTATTGGCGAAGAAGCTGCACCTACACCTGAAAAATATAAAGATGAAGAAGGAAATGATACGGATGTTTCTAAACCTTGGGGGTATTACGATAGGTCAGTTTTAGCCGTAGCTGTTATGTCTTTAAAAAATGCTTTAAATACTATTGAAGAACTTAAACAACGAATTGAAACTTTAGAAAATAAATAATACTTGTCAATAAACGAATTACTTGACAACGCAACAGTTTAAGCATATATTTTGTAACAACGTACTAGCCGTTAGCTAGGGATTCTTAGGAGTCATGGATGTCAGAGGAACAAGAAGTAGTCTTAGCGGACTCAACTGCCGCGCCAGAGCAGGTAGCAACAGCAGCTCCTGATACTGAAGTAACATCGCTGGAAGAAAAGCCACTTGAAGCATCTAAAACCTTTACACAAGAAGAATTAGACGCCGCGATTGGAAAACGACTTGCAAGAGAACAACGTAAGTGGGAAAGAGAACAGAACGCCAAGCGAGCAGAAATGCAAACAAGGGCGATTCCAGCCGAAATTCCGTCAGTCGATTCGTTTAACTCGCCCGAAGAATATGCTGAAGTATTAGCAGAACGTAAGGCAGAAGAACTAATTACTAGGCGTGAACAAGCTCGAGCGCAGTCTGAACTTTTAGAGTCTTACCACGACAGAGAAGAAGAAGCTCGGACGAAGTATGATGACTTTGAACAAGTCGCA